CCTGTGGTCATTTCCTCTATGCCAAGAGATGTTGAAAAACTACTAGCCATAATCTTTTCCTTACTACGCTGCTATTTCTGTCCAAGTTGTTGATTGGCCTGGGACAACAAGTCCCCACACGAATGCCGACCCCACGTTGCCAGTGGCCGAAACTCCCGTTACTTCCACCGTTTTGCTAATTGCTACGGTTGTCGATCCAACCGCTCCCGTCCCTGCAACACCCGTTACCGAGACATCCGCATTCCCTATCGCTGTAACAGAGCCAACCGCCCCCGTTCCCGCAACACCTGTTACCGAAACAACCGCTGTTCCTGTTATACTAACGCTACCAACGGTTCCTGTCCCTGCAACACCTGTTGCCGAAACAACCGCCGTACCCGTTGCTGTTACACTTCCGACTGCGCCAGTTGCAGAAACACCCGTTACGCTGACATCAATATCAGGAGCTTGTCCCCATAGTGATGAACCCCAAGATGACCGCCCCCAGCCTATTGATGTTGCATAAACGCTGCCAAACGCTGATGTCCCTACAACACCTGTTACTTCCACCGTTTTGCTAATTGCTACGGTTGTTGAACCAACCGCTGATGTCCCCGCAACACCTGTTACAGAGACATCCACATTCGTTGTTCCCGTTGCCGCAACAGAACCAACCGCTGATGTCCCCGCAACACCTGTTGCTTCCACCGTTTTGCTAATTGCTACGGTTGTCGATCCAACGGTTCCTGTCCCTGCAACGCCCGTTACAGAGACAACCGCTGTTCCCGTTGCCGTAACACTACCAACGGTTCCTGTCCCTGCAACGCCCGTTACAGAGACATCCACATTCGCTGTTCCCGATGCCGTAACAGAACCAACCGCTCCTGTCGCAGCCACACCCGTTACAGAAACATTCGCTGTTCCCGATGCCGTAACAGAACCAACCGCTCCTGTCCCCGCAACACCTGTTGCGCCGACCTCAGCGTCGGCAGACAATCCCCATATACTTGAACCCCAAGTGGAGCGTCCCCAGCCGACTGCCATAATTTAAGCTATGCGGATAATCGCGTTTGACGCATCAGCGGTAGGGAATTGGACTGTAAAGGTTCCTGAGCTACTTGATTTATCCGCACCAAAATCAAGAACAAGACAAGTGGGATCACCGCTTGCGGTATCGTTATACAGGAGCGCCCCGCGTGCTGTAATTGTTGACGAAGTCCATGCCGAATCAGCAAAATCCGTTAAAGCCGTTGTCCCACTCGTTGACGGGTCAACTCTTGTCAACGTATTTCCCGCAGCAGAATACCCCGACCCACTAACTTCATTAGTGGCAGTATACGCCGTGGTTGAGGCGGTAAAAGAAGCACTGTTGGTGTATAGGGCCAACTTAAACGTGCTGCCGCCTGAGTTTTTAAAGTTATGTACAGCCTCCAACAATTCTCCTTTGAAGGAAGTACACATAAAGTTACCAGTAAACGCCATTTATTTTCTCCTCAAGAGATAGCCTAAATCTTTGTAACCGCCTGCGAGTGCAGCCTGAACACAAGTATCCCGCTCAGACTGCATAGCCTGGGATATGTAGAAATGAACAACGTGCTGCATCCGCAGACGAAATGCCTCAGCTTGCTCACGAATAACGGGTGGCGCATTTTCACTGACATCAATCAACTTATTACAACATAATTCAGTTAACTGATTCGCCGACAACCCTCCATTCTGACTGGTCGTCACAACAACTGGAGGAACTGCCCCTGTTTTTATACTAATCATGTGGCCTGATTCGGTCCTGCCGTTACAGCAGGCTCTCCATTACGATAAGAATCTCTTCTATCCGAATATCCCCCGACCCGCTTCACATCCTCAAGCGCCGCACCATACCTACCTATATATAATTGTATCAAATCCTGTTCACCCTTCATAAAGGTATAGGCTTCAATCAGACAGCCGTACAAAAGCGCAGGATCGGCATTGTCCCCAAGCCATGTCGTGGTGTTGCTGGAAGAAAGACCTGTCGGGCTGTATTTGTAATGGAGTTCCGTTGTGTAATTCGCATCTGGGATAGGCGTCATAATAAAAAACAAATTATCAAAATGCCCATAATATTCTGGCTGTCCCGTCACATCCGTATCAGGGTACGCTTCCCGCATAAAGGAGACATCTTTGGGCAAAAGATAAGTGTACTCATTTCCCGTGCTGATTGTTGCTAATGATTTAGCAGAAAGAAAATCACTTGGCTTGGCAAGATAGCTATTACCGCTCGTCATCGCGCCAGTAACATTTTTATTAAAATAAGGAAGATCAACATCAAGCAGAATACGTCTTTCCGCCTGTGCTATAAACTGGTCAATCTGCCCCACAAATGTTGTTTCTGTATTCTGGGTATAATCTTTAATCGCCTGAACGAGCGTTGAATAATTCAATTTGGTAACTCCCCCATGCCTTCCATCCCGTTTAATTCAAGAAGGGATAATATATAGTGGGCAAAAAGATCGGCGTGAGACTGGTCTTCAAATCCAGCAAACGTGACACCAACCTCAAACCCGTCTTCTCCCCCCTGCACCCTTATAGAATAATTAATTCCAGGCGCGTCAGCCGCAGCTTGCAATAACTTCATGGACATTTCTGATGGCGAAATCATGTTATTTCAACCGTCACTGTCCCCACGCCACCCGTGGCCTGACAGCTTTCCTGCGTCGAAAAACCATATAAACTTTGCAAGGAATTATTATCTCCAACAGGTAACCAATTCCACACAATTGCCCTCTGTTCACTCAACCCTGTATCCATCCGCGTAACCCGAAGCGCTTGCGGATCATCAATTGGCATTGAACCAAGAAACAACTGAGGCTGGTCTTCATCAAGCATTGACCAGTGAACTCTTAATCCAGTGTCTTTCCCGTCTTTAATCTGGGGATAAAGCTCATGTAATTTATGGGTTTGTCCACTGCGGTCACAAATTCCCAGAGCATATTTGCCACTTGCGTAATTACCCATTACATCCACGCATAACCACCAGGAACCATCCGAAACCCAGCCTTCACCCTGTCTTCTTCAGCGCAATAATTAAACTGCTCTTCGTACACCTGTTTTAAGCCCTGTGTCCGAGAAGAAGATTCTGGTCTTTTCATTGAAATATAATATGCCAGTCCCGCCGTTAAAGCGGGTAACCACCGTTCAGGCGCATCATAATTGTTAGACCCCTTGGTGCCGACATCCTGTATGCGTTTCACCCGCCAGTAAACAAGCGTGTAAGTCTCCGTGTCATCAGGTACAGGCCACAAGGTGTATTGCGGAGAGGTAATTCTCTGAATATAGATTTGAAGAGGCTTTGCTTGCTGCAATTTATTTGGCAAAGATGCAAAAGTAGATGGGGAAATACGGGTAATCGAAGTATCGGTTTGTTTGTTCGTGTCCCCCGCGTCCGTGCGGATCATCTGGTCAATGAAATCTATCGTCCCAGAAGGAAAGCTGTATGTTGCTGTTCCCGCAGTCAGTGTTTGCGTCCCCTCTTCAATAGTCCAGAGGTTAAGCCCACGGTTAATCCACTCCAGAGACATAATATTCAAACTACGGCGAGCGGTTTTCAAATCATAACCGCTCTTCATCTCCAAACCAGCCCGCTCGTATGCCTCTTCACATACCTCTAGTATATCGAGATTGAAGGCAGACGTTTCGCTTGTTGCCATCAGGCAGACCTTTTCTTAGTAGTTTTCTTTCTCTTTTTCTTGTCCATTGCTTTTTTAGCAGCAGCCTTACCTTTTGGGGTATAGGGAAAATGTTTATTACCAACTTTAGGCATCCCAACGTCTCCTCTGTTTAATAGAACGAAACTGGCGTCTGATAACTATGCATAGTGTTTTGTTGCGCGAATAACCACCAAATAAGAATCACCCGATGTCGCCGACGAGCCACCGCCAATAGTGGAAAGGGTTACATCCCCCGTCGTGCTTGTGCCATATTGACGTAAGCCTCCAACAGAACTGAAATCATGGTGTGTCCAGCCTTGGTCTAGGGGAATTGCCACCGTATCGGTGTCGGCATCATTCTTTAAAATAATACCACTATCAAACCCGTTTACCTGCGCCCAGATTTCCTGAATCGCAACGCCGTCACAAGCGTTTCCATTTGTGTCAGAGCCAAGGGCAGAGACATCTATCTTCACCACACCCGACTCACCCGTACCATCAGACAGGGAGGTGAGTTGAACCACCAAATCTTTCTCACCGTCCTGAATTGTTGTAACTGCTACTGCATCAGCCATTTATAGCCTCCTCTTAAAAAGAGAGGGGGGTCGCCCCCCCAATCTCTCTATGCAATTTGCACATATTCAATAATAAAGGTGAACGAACCAGCCGTGGTAGCATCTACCGTGTTGGTGATATTGCAGTAGATCGTTCTTTCTGCGGAAGCATACTGCACGGAGGCGGGAGCCGTTGTTGTACTTTCAGTCTGTGTAACCAGAGAGGGCAACGTCACGTTGCCAACTACAACAGTCGTGCCACCATCCAAAATCTGATCCGTGACTGCCGCGACAATCTGTGCGCCAGAACTCGATGTTCCAACCTCGTAACCAATATCGCCCGATCCAATTACAGGAGCCGTAGCGCAAAAAATCTTGATATTGGTTATGATGGTATTGGCGGGTTGAGTAAACTCACCAATAGCAGGGCTGTCGCCAGCCGT